TGTACTCTGATAGTAATAGTCAAGTAGCGGCAAGCTCATACGATAGATTGAAATAACATGAAAAAAGAAACAATCACAACAACAATCAGGTGGACAAAAGGTGACAAGCCTACTAGATACGGTGAATACCTAGTGTACGGTAAGGAAATCGGGGGGAACAAAGAGAGGCATCGCGTGCGTATCATGAACTACAGTTTATTTCTTGATAAAAACGAATGGCAGGATGAGAGAGGACTTCGTGAGACAGGTTTTGTCATTGAATACCACGCACCAGCTACTATCATATCACCAACAGACCATGTCTGTGAGAGCAATCTGCTACCATCACTCGTTCATCGCTGTAAGACCTGTAGTGAAGTTATTAGGTAAATAAATAACATGCAACCAGAACAAAAGAAGACATGTAATGGAGAATGTGGATGTTGTGAAACTAACTTAGTAACAAATTGCTGCAATTCACAAATGTTCAAAAAGGTGTATACAAACAATAGTCCGGACATGTTCGCTTCAATATGCGATGTATGCAAAAAAGAATGTACCGTTGCACTCAAAGTTACAGATAGACCAATTTTTGTTTCAAGGTCATTTAATTCTAGTTATAGGTTGTCAAAATTCCTAGACACTTATAACAAGTATCACGACTTCGATATTGTCTCTCAACACACGACAAACCATTACTCCACTGGGCTATTCGGTTTCTCCGGCTATTCGTCACTGGTTTATTCAATAACATTAAAGAATAAATAATATGCCAACACGTATCGCATTAGGAATAGTGACGGTAGTAGCAGTACTCATAGCACTCATTATTAGGACGGTAACAATGGCGGGGATGTAATCATATGTCAACAATAACAATCGACGGTAAGGAGTACAACAAGGAGAAGGTATTGAAACTTATTGAGGAGAATAAGGAGGTTTTTGATGTGAAGCCACTGACATTGGGATACGCAACTATGTTAGATATCCTGGAAGGAGCACTTAAACGCCTCAACGCTTTAATCAAAATACGGGAGTGGAAGGAGGAGAATGACAATGGGATTGGTGCTTATTGGTATATTGTGTTTGCTATTCCTGAGGGTAAATTTTATGTAGCGGGCTCAGATGCTACCTATGCTAATCCTGATTTGCCTCGTTTCTCTTCATCTAAAATCGCCGAACGTGCCCTCACAGAACTCGAACAAGAATACAAGATAGTGTTTAATGTGAAGTAGTATGGAAAAGGAAATTGTGGAGTATGAGGTGGAGATTGCGAGTCGGCTGGAACTTCTGGAAGAATTTGTTATGAAAAGTATTAGCGAGGGTTGGCAACCTATAGGTGGAATTACTTATATCAGTGAGTTCGGTCACTAGTAAGAATGAAGTAGAGATAAAAATATAGACACACCATCACCCACATAGTATAATAAGGTCACATAACTAACCTACTAACATGCCCCTATCAAAAAACGTATCTAAAAATATCCGCGAGTTGTATAAGGATAATATGAAGAAGGGTAAAGCACGCGGTGCAAATGGTAAACCAAGAGGTAGAAAGCAAATCATTGCAATCGCCCTAAGTGCAGCTAAGAGAAAGAAGTAACTATATGCCAGCAGGTAGACCAACACTTTACAACGAGACTATAGTACCCAAGGTATTGGAGTATATTGAATCGTGTACAGACAGCTTTGATAAGAATAACGTAAAGGTAAAGCTGCCTTCTATACAAGGACTATCAGTATACCTAAACGTAAATTACGACACAGTACATGAATGGCGTAAAGTTCACCCAGAATTTTCCGATATTATTGACAAATTACTAGCAATTCAAGCAGATAAACTACTAAATAATGGCCTAGCTGGAACGTATAACGCAAACATAGCTAAACTAATACTAACCAAGCACGGATACTCTGAAAGACTTGAACAAGAGATTGACCATAAAGGCTCACTAACAATAAACACCATAAGCTACAAGGACAATGGAGATAACAATACCCCACAGGTATAACCCAAGACAGTATCAACTTCCATTTCTTAAGGCTATGGATAGCGGTATAAATCGTGCTGTAATCGTATGGCATCGCCGCAGTGGAAAGGACAAGACATGTTTTAACCACATGATTAAAAAGGCTATGCAGAGAGTGGGTACATACTTCTACCTACTACCAAGCTACGCCCAAGCAGAAAAGGTGGTATGGGATAACATAGACAATGACGGATTTAAGATGCTCGACCACATTCCAAGACAGCTAGTGGCCGGCACGAATAAGACTAAACTAAAGGTTGATTTGATAAACGGTAGCGTCATACAGCTCATTGCAGCCGATGAGTTTGAAAAAAGTGTGGTGGGTACTAACCCTATAGGTGTTGTATTTTCGGAATACTCACTCACAAACCCTAACGCATGGAAATTCTTGTCACCAATTCTAGCTGCAAACGGTGGTTGGGCCATATTTAACTTCACCCCACGTGGTATGAACCATGCATGGAATCTCCTACAAATGGCCAAAGACCAACCAGAGACATGGTGGTGGCAAATACTAACGGTAGACGATACAAACGTATTCACCAAGGAGCAAATAGACCTAGAAAGAAAGCAACACCCACAGGACTTCATAGACCAAGAGTACTACTGTAAATTTATTGACGGTGCTGGCTCATTCTTCCGCCGTGTGGATGATAACGTCCGAGAGGTAGATGAATTACCTAACAAGACCAGTATTTACCGCATGGGAGTAGACTTGGCTAAATACAATGACTACACAGTAATAACCCTCATAGACATAACTACGTTTGAGGTAGTAAAGCAGGATAGATTCAACCAGATTGACTACAACCTACAGAAAGCAAAGATAACGTCCTACTACTACAAGTACTTCAAGCCTAGAGTATATATAGATTCTACAGGTGTAGGTGAGCCTATATACGACGATTTGGCTAAAGCTGGGCTAGATATACAGCCAGTGCACTTCACAGAGGCTATTAGAAAGGATTTACTTACCAACCTACAGCTACGACTAGAGCAGGGTATGATTAAGATACCGAATGACCCTGTACTCATTGGTGAGTTAAAATCATTCAAGTATATACTCACAGACACTGGCCGTGTTAAAATAGCAGTACCAGAAAATTTACATGATGATACCGTGTTCTCCTTAGCGCTTGCATGCCATGAAATGCCGTCACTACCTGTTAGAAAAGTACAAAGTATTAGAAACCTAACAACAGATGCATATGGCCAAACAGGTGGCTCATCCGACTATTATTAAAGAGCAAGACCTCGCAGCAAGGCTCACAGTGATACTCAAGTCACTAAAGCCGTACGAGAGGGTTGAAATCTCATTGCAAGATGAGTTAGTAGGCAACTTTGTGATATTGGTAACAAGCAAGTACAAACAAGTATTTACATTAGAATAAAGCACTGGTATACTTGTAGTGCGATAAAGGTATTAAACCAACGCACCCCCGACCGGGGTGTTTTCTATTTATGGATATTTTTTCACAAACACAAAAAGAGCTTCACTCATATTTTCACGATAAAATACATATTGCAGGTACAGTAAATGACGACTCTAACCGTTTCTTGGGAGGTACAAAGAACCGTGGTTATGAGTTTTCACAGTGGCAAATGATTAACCTCATTGACCTTTACTGGAACTCTAAATTTGAAACAGGACATATTGATTCAGAGGGCCAGCGCAAGATTAGTCTCAACATTTGTCGCTTCCGTTCAGACGTTGCAGCAAAGCAGATTGACCTTGATACTAAGAATTTTACATTCATCCCAGATTCACACGATAAGGTTTGGCTAACCTATATTTTTCAGAAGGATTTCCACCAGTGGGCTAAAGAAACATACCTCGGTGAGCTTATCAACAAGTGCGTTGAGGCTTTCCCTCGATACGGTTGGGTTGTACTACGCAAAGTAAAGAACGAGCTAGAGTTTGTCCCTCTACAGACTATTCGTAACCAACAGGACGCATGCTCGCTGAATGATGCAACATACGTTATCCTTGAGCACCCGAACATGACACGCAAGGAGGTGCAGGAAATGAAGCGCTGGAATGGTGATGGTGTTGAATACGACAAGGATGGCCGTGTAACTATTTACGAACGCTATGGACATATCACAGTAGGCGAATACAAGAAGCACAAGGGTGAAGAAAAGCAGGACGGAGATGATGACAAGTATATTGATACCTACGCAATCCTAACTTGTGAGAAGGACAAGAATAAGAAGGATGCTGATGGCCATGTGCTATTTATTGAAGAAATTACAGAACGTCCGTTCGTCGAGGCTCGCTGGGCAGAACAGCACGGCCGTCTTATGGGTGTTGGTGAGATTGAGAATACCCTAGAAAACCAGATTGGTATTAACATGGCTATCAACCTACACCGCAAGCAGCTCTTGTGGTCGTCTAAGAAGATATTCCAGTCAACAAGTGAAGGATTAGCTCGTAACCTAGTGCGTGACGTGAAAGATGGTGACGTTCTAACTATTGCACCTAATGGTAACGTTACGCAGGTTGATATGAGTAACCGTGCTATCGGAGATTTTAATGCCTTTACAGATGCTTTGAGCCGTAATGCAGACCAGAAGACATTCACATACGAAGTTGCTACAGGTGAATCACTACCGTCCGGTACACCATTCCGCCTCGGTGTTGTTATGAGTAACGCAGTAAACTCTCACTTTGATATGAAGCGTGAAAAGCTCGGATTTATATTCAAGAAGGCAATCATGGAGCTCATGCTTCCACAGTTCAAGAAGGAATTACGTAACGAGCACATGGTAGCAATCCTCTCTAATGAAGAAGGATTTACAGCACTACGTGAGCTTTTATTCACTAAGATGGTGAATGACGCTATCAAGAAGTCGGTATTTGAGAAGGGCAAGCTACCTGAATCAATAGATGACATTAAGGCTACTATACGCCAGAATTTGAATGACGTACGCCACATGTTTGTGAAGGTATTGGAGGCAGAATACGACACATTGAACACAAGCATGACACTCACTATTACAGGTGAAGAAATTGATATTCCTAAGAAGATTGAAACACTCACTAACCTATACACAGCGCTCATACAGAAGGGTGACCCACGTGCAGACCGCGTACTATCACGCATTCTAGCGCTCACAGGTGAAAACTACGACATCCTAGCAGGTGCAGAGAATCAACAGCAGCCTATGCAGCCACAAGGACAGCCCGGACAGCCTCTCCAGTTTAGTCAAATGAACCAACCATCAACAGCAGCACAAACATTGTAATCATATGGAGGACAAAATCAGACAAATTTCAAAGGGTAGAACAGGAAAGAATATAATCGAAGTGCTCGAAGGACTAAAGACTATTGTTGCAGACGTACGCACGCCTATGAAGATACAGGACAGAGCTATTGAGAACACAGTTAGACTTGCAGTTATTGAGGCCATTGACGCTTTCTTTATAGACAAGATGAAGGTATATAACAACGAATTGGAGAAGCCAGAGGCAAACGAATACATGTAACCTATTGAGGGCTTAGAGCACGGCAACCTCATATAAAAAGCGCAGCTCATTGGAGTAAACCATATAAATCACATTAACATCGCTTAGATGGAAAATGACATTATTGAGGTAGTTCCCTCTCCAACAGAACCAGAAACCGTACCCGCTGAACAAGGAGGTACACCAGCACCTTTGACGGCAGAGGAGGCTGAAAAGCTTAAGGAAACGAATAGAAAACTATACGCTCGCCTTAAGAATGCAGAAGATAAATTAAAAACCAAAACCACGCAAAAGCCTACAGAAGTCCCAGAGGAATTTTCAACCGTCATAGAAGACGTGAAAAGCCTCAAGCAGATTGAATCAAAGCGCCAATTCGGGTTTAAGCACGGCTTGTCACCAGAGGAAACAGACCACCTGTTCCGCTATGCAGGCAATGAAGACCCTGAAAAGGTTTTGAAATCACCATTCTTTGAGACAGCTTTGAAAGCTTCACGACGTGCACAGGCAGTAAATGATGCTACACCAGCACCATCAAACCGCTCAACCGTTATAAATGGCAAGTCATTTGCAGAAATGACACCAGAGGAGCGAGCAAAGAATTGGTCAAAGATTCTAAAGACTAAGTAAAGCTATTGCGTGTGATTAACAAATTACACGATATATGGCAGTAACAACAGACCCTTTTGTAGCTGCAGACCTCGCCGCAACGATTAGCGAGACCTGGACTACAATCGTAAACGAAAAGACATTCAACGACACGGTGCTTGCGAACCATATCACCGACCTCTCAAGCTTTGCTACAGAGGGTAGTGACATCTTTAACTTTGCGACAGCATAACGGGAGATGTATAAATTAAACAAAATGCTGGAACACCCTTAGAGCTTCGAGTGCTACTTAGCAAAAATCTCGAAGATTGGGCAATCAGCAGGTCAATCCTATGAACAATGAAAAATTAGCTTGGTTAGCTGGATTATGGGACGGAGAAGGCTCTATCACAGCATTTAGACATAAAGAGAAAGGTGGAAATATCAAGATAAAACCATGTCTCGTATTAACGAATACAAATGTAGAGTTAATAAATGAGGCAGTAAAGATATTAGACACACTTGATATAAGAATGCACGTAATAGACTACACACGCCCAAAATCAAAGCGAATTTACCAATTAACCACAAGCAAACTGTCTAACTTAAAGAAGTTTTGCCACGTTCTTACTCCCTATCTTATAGGTAAAAAGGCACAGGCAGAATTATTGGCTAGATATGTAGATGCTAGACTATCGAGAATAGAAAGTGGAAACGGTTGGAATCAAAACACCAAGTACAGCGATGAAGAGCTATCAATGCAAGAAGCATTACAAGCATTAAATCATCGAGGAGAATCCTCAGAGACTATACGTTTAACACCGAAAGGTGATGATATAGTCCGAACTAACGAGAAATCGTTAGAAGTAGATAGTAAAAGTCTACGATAACATAATTGCCACGTACCAGACCTCTACACCAATGCTTTGACAGTTAGTACACAGTCAACACAAGGTGCAGAAATCAACACCGCGGGCCCTGCACAGGTAGATACAACTCTCACAATCAATACTCACAAGTATGTTGCATTCATTATTGGTGACAAGGACATGTTGCAAATTGCATCACGTTACGATGTCTCTGAAATGTATGCTCGTGAAGCAGTATTACTCCTCACAGAAGCTCTCGAAGCGGACATCGCAGCATTGTGGTCATCTTTGACAACTAATGCTATTGGTGACACCGCAACAGTTCTTTCAGACGCAGAAATTCGTCAGGGTATCAATGCTCTCGAATCTGCAAAGTATCGCCTTGACCAGTGTGCATTCTTCTTCCACCCATACGTTTACTGGGTACAGTTGCACGCACAGACGAAGTACTACCAGCAGTACTCATACGGCCCTTCAACTGAACCGGGTGCAGTTCGTACAGGTAACTTCGGTACAGCAGGCTATGCTCTAAACTTCAAGGGCTTCCTTTACGGTATCCCAGTTTACACAACCTCAAACATCGTTTCAGGTTTGCAGACATACCGTAACTTGCTCTTGCACAAGCGAGCATTCGGCTTCGCAGTACAGTCACGCGGCGGTAACAAGGTACAAGTACGCACAACGTATGAAAACCGAAACATCGGTTGGCTTACAGTAGCGGACATCAAGTACGGTGTTGCAGTTCTTCGTGAACCAGCAGCAGTGTTATTGAATGCCTCGAGCGCCTTCATCGGAAGTTAATTTTCGGACTTTGTCAAGTCCTACACTTTCAAACAAACTACCCCAGCAATGGGGTTTTTTGTTGCTTGTAAATATACGTGGTATAATATCCGCATGTTAGAAATTGTTAATCCAATAGACCCTTCAAGGGTTATAGTAAATAAAGTAGAGTACGCGGAAAAGACGTATTTCTTCGAGCGAAGTGACGGTAAAATTATGATGGCAAAAGGTCGAGAGGCGTGGAACCTATACAAGATGCGTAATCAGGTATTAGGCACAGTCAAACCTAATTTCAAGTTAGTTGGTACGTCAGACGGTCAAATATACCAACGTGCCGTAATAGCATCACAGGAGCATTTCATGAACACGCGTAACCTAAAGGAAGCGCAGGATATACTACGCAAAGGTGAAACAGACGAATATGCACAAGCCAAGGGCAAAATAGAGCGCCCACCAAACTATGACCGAGTAGGTACAGACGGCCAGCCAACAAATTTAATAAATTAACGTATATGGCATTCACAAGAGACCAAGTAGCAGCAGAATTGCGACGAATCCAAGCAAGCATTCCTAAACTGTTACTTCAACAGGCAACAGGAGAACAGGAATTTACACCAACAATTAGAATGGTAGTGGACAAAGCGCTAGAAGACCCGAACATTAGTGAAGAAAAGAAGCAGGCATTACAGGTGTTGAAAGATAGCGGGGACTTTACACGAAAGAAGGTAAAGGAAAACACTAAAATCACAAAGCAAATTGACCAGTTTGTAGAAAGAGAGATAAAGAAAAGTATCAAAGCAGGCAAGTTGCCACCACGAAGCAAGATTAAAGACATTATTGATAACAAATAAACATATGGATAAATATATTGTAGGTTACGCAAAGGAAGCTATCGAACGTTCACGCATGGCATGGGCAGAAAACTACGTAAAGCATGAGCTTAACAAGGACAGTGAGGATGCTACCAAGAAGAAGATTGTAGACGCTACAAAGCACAACATGGATGAGCACCAGAAGGCTATCAATATGCTCTCTGATTTCCTCAAGGGCTACAAGAAGACCACTAAGAAGAAGTAATGCGTATAGTTGGAATTGGTGTTTGTGGCCCCGGTGAGTCTAACCGCTACATGGAGAAGACCATGGAGGAGTACAAACGCCTATGCGATGACGTGCTTATTGTAACTAATAACGCACTACCAGAAGATATCGCTCTCATAGAGAAGTACGGCTTTAAGCATTATAATGACGAGCGTGAGTGGGGCTATCACCAGCCCGATATTAAGACAACACTCCTCACAAAAGCTGGAGAGCTCAATCCTGATTGGATTATTGCACTAGACATGGATGAAGTGTTTGCACCAGAGTTCACACGTGAAGAAGCTGAACGATTGGCAAATGGCAAGGAGATAGCTTACTATTTCTTTGTTGTAAACTTGTACAACGACACGGAACATTTTGCTCACGATGCTGGCATACAACGTTTTTGGAATATACGTTTCTACAAGTATTTACCTGAATATGGGCTACAGTTTCAACGTAAAGCATTACACTGTGGACTAGGACCACCTATAGCTTACAAATACGGCTGGCACGCCCCATATTATCTCGAACACTACGGGCTTATGAAGCCAGAGGATAGAATGAAAAAGGTAGCACGATACGCTCAATATGACCCGACAGCTAAGTATAAGGGCCGTGTGTACTATGACGACCTTCAGAAAGAACTAAAGATGATACCTTTTGACCGTCAAGGTCTATTAAGAAAGCTCAAAGCATCAAACGAGTGTAAACCACGCAAGATGCCAGGACTACCAAAACAATGAAAATTGCATACATTGGTAAATTCAATCATCTACATGACGAGGAATACATAGCCCAAGCGTTTGAGTATTTAGGGCACACTATTATTCGTATACCCATATCGGCAGGTGTTCAAGATATGCGAGTGACACTGGAAACCCATGCACCAGACATTATTTTGTTTGCTAAATGGAATTGGCCTGTTGATTTAGAGAAGACCATAACAGAATTGCGGAGAAATGGCACAAAACTAGTATGCTGGATGTTTGACTTATATTTCGGGTATGAGAGAGAGTGGCAGGTAAAGAATTTCAAAATGTTCAAGGCAGATTATGTGTTCTCAACCGATGGAGGACATGCAGATAAGTGGAAAGAATATGGGGTTAATCACTACTGTGTACGACAAGGAATAATTCCAAGTGAGTGTTATATAGCTAAAACAGACCGTGAACCTAAATATGAGGTTGTGTTTGTCGGTAGTAACAACCCGCTATTTCCAGAACGTAAACGAATAAATGACGAAATAGCTAAAGAGTTTAAGTTCAAGTGGTTTGGTAGTTTTAACTCCAATGAAATACGTGGTATAGCATTAAATGAGCTTTATGCTAATACAAAGATTGTTATTGGAGATAGTTTTTACTCTCCAAATTATTGGTCTAATAGAGTTGTTGAGACACTAGGGCGTGGTGGTTTTCTAATACACCAAGAAGTTGATGGTCTTAAAGAAGAATACCCGCATATTGTCACCTATAAGCGTGGAGATATCGAAGACCTGAAGGCTAAAATACGTTACTATATTGAGCATGATGCTGAACGTCGTGCACTTATACAGAAAAACCTTAATTGGGTTAAGGAAAACTACACTGTAACTAAGAAAGTTGAGGAGATATTAAAGATAATTCAATGAACATTTATTTTGTAGACAAGGCTAGTGAAGGAGATACTGATTTGCAGGTAGATGCATTAAGGAAATATGCAAACCTAACTGATTTAGACCAAGCAGACGTTATTTATCTTGCTACTATACGCTCAATGCATAAAGCACTTGCTGCTAGAAATCATAGCGGTAAACCGCTGGCTGTATATTGTTGGGATTTCTATTCATGGGCTAAAGATAATAAAAAACACGACCGTAATGATTGGAATATATACGAGCAGTTATTACGTGAAGCTGATATTGTATTCGTGCCATCTAAAGCAACACAGCTAGGATTATATGAAATGTTCAACATTGATAGTTTGGTCGTACATACGGGTATAAACACCTATGAAGGCGAGACAAAAGACGCTGGCTATATACTTGACCCTGTACGCTACTACCCAGAGGAACAAGCAAAGTGGCCAGAGCAGGCAGCTAGTGAGCTAGGTATTCCATTTATCCATTCGGAGCATAAATACTCACTCGAGGAGTTTAGGGAAGTAGTGCGCAACTGTACATTCATGACCTGTCCATATAAGGAGGCCTCTACAGGCGGACTAACCCTAATGGAAGGCTTATATCATGGCAAACAATCGCTCGTATCCAATTCACCATACATGGGCGCAAAAGATTATGTAGGAAAGTACGGTGTCTATTTTAAGCACGACAGTTACGAGGATTTTAAGGAAAATATGCTTCATATGTGGACTAACAGGAAGATAATAGATGTAAACGAAGCGCGTAACTACATAGCAAATGGTTACACTTTCGATAATATGGCGTATACTATATACAAACATTTATGCGAACTCACAAAGAATTACTCGAAAGAGTAGCAGGGTATAAAGGGGTACAGGTGTTCTATGACTGGTATGGGTATATTGCGTGGCAGGTATCAACTGGCGACAATGTAGAGATTTTATTCATAGAGACACTTGAGCCACGTAAAGGGTACGGTAAGATGCTCTTGAAAGAGCTTGTTAATAGAATAACTACCTACCATTCAGTGTTTGTGGTCAGACTGGCAGCAAACGAACAGGCTGGAGGGTTCTACAGACACGTTGGGTTTAATGAAAACCGTATAAAGGATTTATATAGAGGCGACGATGCTGTAATACACGTCATCACGCTAAAAGACTTAGTAAAATACACACATGCCTAAATTAAATAAGCCAATTGATAAGGAGGAATTTTGGAAAGAACGCATAGACAATGCGGCAAGGGAACACTATTCCGTGTATGTCACTAGTGAGTTTGATTGGAAGTACATTTATACAACTCATAAGGCTATTATTGAGGAGCATATACCACAAGGAGTAAAAGTCCTCGACGCAGGTTGTGGATATGGTCGCATGAGTATGCTATTTGATAACTACACAGGAGTAGACTTTTCACCTGATTTCATACGTGAAGCTAATAAAAAATACGCAGGTAAGAAGTTTATCCAAGCTAACTTAAAAGAGTTACCATTTGGCGACGGTGAATTCGATTGGGCGTTCTGTGTCTCCATTAAAAGAATGGTGATTGACAATTTAGGTGAGGACGAATGGAACAAGATGGAGAAAGAATTAAAGCGTGTTGCAAAGAAAGTACTCATTTTAGAGTACGAAGACCCCAAGATATATGAAATACTGTAATCTACAATTTTATGTCGACAAACTAAAGAATGACGAGAAGTTCAGCCTAGCACGCTACGGTGATGGTGAAATGTATTGTATGTGGGGCAAAAAGGGACAAAACTCTAACGGTTGCAGGTATTCACCAGAGTTAAGAGCATCTTTACTAGAATCAATGCAGTATCCTAACGATACAAGCTTTATATACGGTATGCAGCGTGTACTACCTATGGACAGAGTGCGTTTTGAGCATGAATACCCGAATACAATTTTTTACGACACCGAGATATTTAGTGAAGCAGTAGCTAACGGAGAACTGTATCCACTTATAGAGCAATTACGTAAAATGAAAGTAGTTATTATTGGTAACTCTACTCTAAAGCCTGTAGCGGATAAGATACTAAACTGTGGATTTGTAGAAATACCTCCATGTAATTCGTATGACTGTAAGGATATGATTAAGGAGCATATAAAAGACCGTGATACAGTCTATTCATTCTCCGCTGGCATGGGAGCTAACGCTATAATTGGTGAGATGCACAGGAGGGTTGACTGCTGGCTCATTGATATTGGCCATATTTGGGACCCGTTTGTTGGGTTAATGTCTCGGTGTGACTTAGAAGGAAAAACTAAAGAAGATATAGAAAAAAATTTATATGATAATAGGTAGCACAGTACTAGCCACAGAACAAGGGCTTGGGTATTTAGCCAAGGCTTTCTTTGATAATGGTGTTGTTGACTATGTATCAATCAAGAAGCATTCGTCACGTACAAACCATTACGAATGGTATCCTAGTGATAAGCAACTAAGCGAAGAGGAGCTGCTTGCTAAATGTGACGTGCTCTTATTTATAGAAGACCCTTTTAATTGGAAGCTTATACCGAGAGCGCGTGAGCTAGGGAAGAAGACTGTACTAATTCCCATGTATGAATGTACGCGCAATCCATTGCCGTACGTACCTGATTTAATCTTATCCCCATCTTTGCTTGACAAGGAATACTATCCAGACAGTACTTTTGTACATATTCCAACAGACGTTACATGGAAGAAAAGAGAGCGAGCGCGTGTATTTGTACACAACGCAGGTAATGGTGGTATTGGAGGGCGCAATGGTACAAAGGAGCTATTAGAAGCAATGCGGTACGTGAAAAGCCCCATCAAGCTCATTGTGCGCAGCCAAGTGCCTATAAACGAATACAACGACCCGCGTATTGAATACCGTATAGGGACATTTGAGAACATATGGGAAGAAGGTGACGTGTTTGTATTTCCTGAAAAGTTTAATGGTCTATCACTGCCACTACAAGAAGCGTACGCATCAGGCATGGCTGTAATGTCCGGCAATAGGTTTCCCATTAACACATGGCTACCACATGACATACTGATACCAGTAGCAGGCTACAAAAAAGAACGCATAGCGGTTGAGTTTCAAAGTGCTGTGTACAATCCTATTGATATAGCGGCCACTATAGACGCATGGTATAATAAAGATATCAGCGAGTTATCACTAAAAGGGTTAGTCTTTAATCAAAGAAATTCATGGAACAAATTGAAAGGAGTATACGAGGAGTTAATGTTGCAGTTATTGGCGGTGCGGGGTTCCTAGGCTCACATTTAGTCGACCACTTAATAGAAGACCGAAACTGTAACGTTATTGTCCTTGATAACCTCATCAGTGGCCACAAGAAGTTTGTAAATAAGAAAGCCACATTTATTTGGTGTGATATAACCCATTCAGAGGAACAACTACGCAAGATATTTATACAGCACAAGATTGAGTATGTCTTTAACTATGCTGCGGAGCCTTATATCCCTGTCTCATTCCAGCGACCACTACACGTATTTGATATAAATGCACGCGGTGCTTTACTTGTGCTTAATGCTGCTCAAGAAGCAGGTGTGAAAGGTATCCTACAGGTATCGTCAGCAGAGATTTATGGTCAAGTTGACGGAAAGATAAACGAAGAATGTAAAGCAGTACCTCACTCAACATACGGTGCTTCAAAACTCGCTATTGATTCACTCGTTCAAGCACGTTGGAGAGAGGCAAAAACACCAGCTATTGCACTACGCCAATTTAATTGCTATGGGCCACGTGAAACACATGAATATGTTATTCCAGTTATCATTGAGCAGATTGCTAAACAAGGCTCAGTTGTTGGGGATTGTGTGACTGTAAGACTTGGTAATAACTCATCTCGTGACTTTCAATACGCAGGTGATGCAGTACGTATGGCTACAGAATTGCTCGAAAAAGGTAAGTTTGGAGAAGTATACAACATGGGGTCAGAGGAAACTATAAAGATATACGACCTTGCTCAAAGGATTGGAAAAGTAATGGGCACTGATGGTGTAATTATTGAGGAAGATGAATCACGAAAACGACCTTGGGAGATTTGGCATTTACAATCAGATAATACGAAGCTATACGGCGTTATTGATTATAGGCCACAAACGTCACTAACAGACGGTTTATACACGACAGTTAAGGACTATATTGACAATGGATGGGCGTACAAAAATTAAAGTACCAATGAGCAAGCCGTACGTAACGAGTGATACTAAACGGTTTGTAAGCGAAGCACTAGAAAGCTCATATATTGGGACAGGCCCATTTATACAGAAATTCGAGGAGGTATGGGCGAAAGAGAATAACTATAGGTTCGGTAGTGCTTGTAGCTCTGGTACAGCAGCACTTCACCTAGCCCTCACAGCGCTGGATATTGGTGAAGGTGATGAGGTTATTGTCCCAGAGTTTACTATGGTTGCTACAGCATGGGCGGTAACCTACACAGGTGCCAAACCTGTGTTTGTAGACTGTGACGATACTCTAAACATTGATATTGCTAAGATTGAAAGCGCTATAACCAATAAAACAAAAGCAATTATCGTCGTTCATGTGTATGGTAGGAGGGTAAACATGAACAAGATTGCAGAAATTGCATCAAACCACGATATTGCTGTAATAGAGGATAGCGCGGAAGCGCATGGAATCTTGCCAGAAAAGAGTGATATTGCGTGTTTTTCATTCTACTCAAATAAGATAATCTCAACAGGTGAAGGTGGTATGTGTTTGACGAATAGTCGCTTGTATAAGGATAGAATTGATACGCTGCGCTCAATGTCATTCGATAAGAATAGGACATACTTGCACCCACACCTAGGTTTTAATTACCGTATGACGAACGTACAGGCTGCTATAGGATTGTCACAACTTGAGACACTAGGATGGATAAAGTCAAAACGACGCATGATAGAAATGTGGTACGACGCGTATTTGCCTGCTATAGTGAAAATGCTTAAGCGAGATGTATTGTGGTACTACGATATAGACACCCACGGTGATGCAGAGCAACTCAAAAATATACTACTTAATGAGTACGGTATTGAGACACGTTCATTCTTCAAGCCTATGTCTATGCAGCCTATGTACTCTACGGGCCAATTTCCTACCAACGCGATGAAATGGGGTCATAGAGGGCTATTGTTACCAACATTTATGGATATTACAGAAGAACAGGTTAAATATGTTTGCGAGTGTATTGCAAAGTCATTGCCCCTCGTGGTATAGTTTAAGTGCTAATAAAGGTATTTAACCACTAGCCCCCACAAGGGGGTATTTTTGCATTAAAAAAATGGTCTTTAGTGATACAACAAACAAACTCGGTA